ACCAAAGCCTATCGAGGTGGATGCCAACTTGAATACCGAAGAATTTGCACAGCTTATGGCATTGAGTCATAAGTATGATGACGGGGAGTAATCATATTGATGCCTCTGTCACGACATTCGTCAGTATGCTTTCCTCTGTCTCTCTTGCCATCCATGTTGGCAGCGGCATACGCTGGCTCACCCACAGGCCGATGCCCGTTGACATCACAATATCATCGTGGTTGTTCTTTCCGTCCACGTTCCCCATCGTCCCGTCATCCTTACGCTCATAGATCAGAAGCTCCTGATAAGCCTGTTCGTCAGGTTCCTCATAAAGCTCATCCTCGATATAGCAGATATAGTTGTCGATCACCTGCTCCTTCGACTGCACGTTGGTGTGGAATCCATAGACGTTAGTCACCTTCTGAGTCACCTTGTCAACCTCCGTCCTGCCGATATACAGATTGTGGTAGTAGTCGGCAATCTCATCGATGATGGTTCCTGAGTGGTCGCCCTCTTCATCCAGCCTTGCTTTCCTTGTGTCAGCCGTATTCTTCTCGATCACCAGTTCCGCATCATCGTAGAAGTGAGCGAGCTGTGCCGCCTTCCATGCCAGCAGGTCGTGCCGGATATGGCCTCTCCAGCGTGCCACTACCTTAGGCTTTCCACCAAACATCAACGGGAAACGGTCTATCACCGTCATCACGGTATAGTCCGACTTCCTGGACCGTCCACCGATATCCACCGACACCACGTAACGGTTATCCACCTTCAGGCAGTCGGGCATCTGCCATATCCTCAGTATCTGGCCGTCATCTATCCTGTCAACAAACCTGGCCGTACTGATGGCCCTTTCTCCCTTATCCTCATCACCGATGATGTTGCCGACGTAGATCGGTGCCCGTTTCATCTTGGCACTCATGGCATCCACGCTGTACTTATTGAAAATCAGGTTACCAGCGGCCATGAAGCACTCCACATCGTCGCCTGGGAACTCCGTTGCAAAGTAAGAGTGCGTGCGGAACTCGTTGCGTTTCTCCCTGTACCAGTTGATGGCCTCAAACGTTGCGCCTTTCTGCCATAGCTGCCAGAAGAACTTTCCGCTCTCACGATACCCCTCAGGACAGTTGGGATTATCCTTGTTGTCGTAGAGCCATTTTGCAAACTCCCGCGCCTTATCCTGATAGCCCTCCTTCTGCTCAACCCTGTTCCAGGGTATCTTGTTGGTGAAGATGCTCTCAAACTCACTGTCAAGCTCCTTTCGGTAAAGCTCGATGAAGAAGAACGGGATGAACAGTGCCCACCACGCACTCGGAATGTTGGGATCCTTTGCCTCATGGTACATGTTATAGAAGAAGTCGCCCACCACGCGCCCTGAGGATTCCATGATGATGATGGTGTCGCGCTTGTTGCCAACCGTACCGCTGAGAGTTGACAGCACGCCCTCAGGCTTCTTCTGCTCCGTCTCCTTCCAGTAGGCCACCTCCGACAGGTGCGCCATCTTAAGGTTAGCAGATCGGCTGGCATCGTAGTTCTCATAGCTGGCTACGGTGGTAATGCTGTCCCTCACCTGTTCGTCAGCGTTGGTCTTGACGATGAAGTCAGCGGTACTACCCTTGAACGGGGCACTCTTCAGGTGTCTGCCCTTATACTCCACGCTCCATCCTGGCTGATGCTCCAGCGCAAGGTCATACATCGCGCGGATACGGATTGATGCTGCCGTCTGGTGTGCCATAATGGCAGAATTCCATCGCTTGTGCCTGAAATCCTGCATCCACTTCATATACAGCTGTGTCTCGGTGGATCCTCCGAACTGACGCGCCTTTGGCATGACGATACGGATCGGCAGGCCTGCGAATCTCATTTCCTCCTGCTTTGCCAGCAGAAGCCGTTGGGCATAGTTCAGGAAGAAAGGTATCACCGTTCCTTCTTCCTTATCCACAATCTTATAGATCATGGCAAAGGCGAAGGCAGGATCCTCCTCTGCCCTCGCCCTGAACATGGCATAGACCACCTCCTCATAACGTTCATCGCTGTAGTCCCAGCCCATCTCGTCTGTGATGTACTTTCTGATGGTGCCATGCTTGATGATCTTCTTGACGACCATGTTATGTTTGGCGACACGCTCAGGCATGTGCTGAACACGGATTGGAGAGTCAGGGATCACCACCTTCACCCTTGGGCCAGGCGCACCACGACCAGTAATAGGGTTGAATCCTTCGAAGATCTCCCTGTTACGCCTGATATTCTCCAGAACAAGGCTGTCGTAAACTTTCCTATCCCCTGAATCTGCCATACATGAAACCAGCTAACAGGCAATACAGGTGCAGACACCAGTTGACATGGGGAATCACGATACCGATCATGGCAAAGGGCAGAACCTTGGTCATGAACCGCCATATCATCTCATATCTGTCAAGCGGTCTGAGGTTTCTCCGGCAATTCGATCCCCATTTGATGCCCACAATGGCAAAGAGCACACCGGAGAAGCCTATCGTCATGCCCACGTCGCCATAGATCGAGAAAGCCGGTATTAAGGAGCACCAATAAGCAATCAGAACCGACGGCATCAGATAAAGCCTGCCGCGCATGAGCCACAGCACGAACAGGTTGCCAGCCAGGTGCCAGACGTTCACATGGCAGAACATATAATAAAAGTGTGCTGCGTCCTTTATGTCGCAATCCTGATAGCCGACGGCAGGCAACAGCAGCCAGCAGGCCGTCAACACGACGGAGATCACAGTCTTTTCAACCAATTCCCTTCTCATATGGCTTGTCTATTCTTTTATACTTCTGCCGACGTGTCTCAATGGTCTTTTCCCGCCATATCTGTCCCATGCGAGGCGCGTCAATGTAGAATCTCGGTGCAGGCTCCAGCACGGCCTCTCTCAGGATATAGTAAAGTTTCTTGCGCCAGAAGCCTTTCTTCTGTGACAGGCGCATCACCGTGTCATAAAGATCATGATACATCTGACGTTTCAGCACGTTAAGGCTTTTCAGCACGCTGTAGTCGCCACGCATCATGGGTGATATCACCGCGTGCGCCCTCCTGGGGTCAATATAGAATCTCGGTGCCGGATGCCTCACCACCTGTTCGTACACCTCCGTCTGCGTAGTGCCCATCGGGCAGTTGTTCACGACCTCCCTGTAAACCTGCATCAGGTCGTTGCACATCTGTTTTCTGCAAATAGTCCTCTCCCTCCTCATTGTCGGTTATCGTTATTTCATATTGTCGGTCCTTCGCGGCTGTTCCGTGAGTATCGTTCCGCTGAGGCGTTCCGTCGGCCTCATCTTGATAAAGAGAGCCAGTCGGAAGTACTTCGCGGCTGCACCGAAGCGCGAGACATCTTCATACCATTTGTGCAGGTCATCAGACAGGTAGATCTCCGTCTTGACCATGCTTCCGAGCGTTTTATCCCACATGCCTACGTTCATCAACTGACGTAGTGAAGCCTTGCTCACTGGTCCAGCCAGTTTCATCGGGCGAGTCAGCAGGAAGGCCAACTGTCGTGTGCTCACCTCTTCCTCTCTCTGCTTGCCGTAGAAGGAATACACGTAGCTGCCGCCAAGGAGCATGTTGTCGGGATAGTTGCCCACCACACCGCGCATCACCTGAGGAAGCACCGTCTTGGAGATGGTGGCATCCTTCATGTTATAGATGTAGCCGTAGCCGTAGCCAGGGTTTATCACCAGCACGCGCGAGTCGATATAGTCATAAGCCAGGAAGCAGCGCGAGTCGCGGATATAGTCGAGGAAGCTGGTATCGCCCTGACAGGTAGCCACAAGCGATGCCCAGTCCGTGCCAGTCGCCAGCGGACTGAGACTTGCCGTGTTGAACGTCTGGCCGTTCATGCGTTCACTGACGCACGTCACACCCTGATCTGTCAGCAGCATCAGCCCCTTCTTTGATACGAAGAACACACCCCAGTCAACCTTGGTGATCGAGTTGGGATTGATGCAAACGTCACGGGTGAACGGGTGGATGCTCTGGAATAGTCCCGTCTCATCGACGGCCATACCCCATGTACCAGACTCAGAGAACACCACAAGGTCATTGCGTCCGTAGGCATCCTGCGAGAGAGCCATCGTGGTCTCCGACAGTCCGATGATCTTTCCCGTGCCCACCTTGTTATAGCCATTCGCATTGAACACCCAGGGGTTGCTTACCTCCGATGTGATGATATAGTTAACAAGTTTCTCCTTAGGGTTGGTGCTGACATTAGTCGATCCTCCAGCATTAACCTCTCTGTCAGGCATCGTCACACCACCATTATATGTGGCAACGGGAAGTCCGGCAAAGTAATAGGCTCCGTTTAGTCCGTTATGCTCCTTCAGTTTCGCGTCAAGGATCTTTGTATTGCCGTCCTGATAGATCACCACATTGGTAGCCCTACTGTCAGGATAGTAGAAATAATACCCCTGCTGTTGGTAGCAGTTATCCTTATGATGATGCACCACCACCGTATTGTCTTCCGCTTTTATCGTTACATAGAAATCGTAAGAATGTGGCGTCTCGTCATCTACGGCCCAGAAGAAGTCGAAGCCACCGAAAAACCCTCTTTGAACATTAGCAATGTTCAACCTTGAATTATAGGCATACAACACTTCAGCAGACATGCTGCAGCGTGAATAGAAATCATCATATTCAAGTCGGTCCTGCGTCGTGATGTTTTCAAGCACGTGATCACCGATCTTTGATGCCACATTACCGGAGAAAGGCTTAAGGCCCAATGAGGCTATCTTGTAAAAGACGGATGCCGACTCGATATCGTTTTCAACATCTTCCGTCTTTCTTTCAACAAGACAACCTCCACCAGTCCTTGATTGGAAAGCCGACCTCTCATAGATCGTCTGCTGATTTCCCGTGGCTCTTCCCCACCAGAATCCTGCAAAACACACATCGTTAGTCCTTCCCCAATGTAACTCCTGGTCTGTCGTCGTGTCGTAAAGAGGTATCCCGTCCGTTGCAAACAGCACCACGTCTTTTACCACATCGGAGAATTGCGAATAATCGATATCCTGAGTCACGAAAAGGTGGCAGAAATCAGTTACTACGCTGACGCGGTTGTCTCCAGCACCATAGAACCAGTCAATATAAGTATTACCCTTTACACTTGGAAGCATCAGGACGGGATTTGTCACATAAGTATAGCTCCCGTCAAACAACTCAAGGGCAAGCCTTATAAAGAAAGGCTCGATAAAACCCTTCTTGTTTCCTACTGCTCTCTTGTTCTTGGCATAAAGGCCTAATACATAGTCGTTGTATTCTTCCTGAGCGTTCTCATGAATCCTCATTGACGGTGCGTCAGGATTCAGATCAATAATGTCGGTAAGGTTACCGCTGTTTCTAACCCAGTGCTGAGTTGCCTTTGGTCCTGGCGAAGGATCAAAGTACAGATGGGCAGAAGCGTTCAGATGTGGTATATTCTCAGCACCAAGGTTCGTGTAGCGCGACTCATACCAAATAAGACAATGCATTCCGTAGCTGTCAGAAATGATCAGCGTCTTGCCGATGGAGGTGATCTTCGACGTGCCTGGTTGCCAGAAGAAATTGTTGTAAGTCGTGTTAAGGCTAAACGTCTTGTTGCTCACACCACCCCAACAGAGCTTGTTGTTGTCATCCGGTAAATAACCGATATAAATGTCTCGGTTTGCCACCTTATGCACATATACGATCTCCGGTATGCCGCTGGCACCCGTCAGCCAGTCTTTGATATGCTCTGCCGGCTGCACCACGGGCTTCAGTTCCTCGCTGTCCGACGTGAGGTTGATGCACTCTGCCAGGTCCCCGTCGGCACAGAGGAAGTCGCTCGGTGTACGGGTGATACCAGCCTTATAGGTGATTCTGTGTTCCTGATCCATATTCCGTCATGATTGTTCTGGTGGCAAAGATACGGATTAAACAATAGTCGAATTGTTAAATATAAATAAAAGTATTGATACCATCTTGCTACAACGGAAATTTTGTGAAATAAGCAAGGCGATACCTGCGTATCTTTGTGGCGAATTATATACATAAACTGATATGGAAGAGATAAGAACAATCGTAGTCACTGCAATAGGGGCGCTTTTCAGCCTGCTTGCACCCATCCAGTACTTCATGTACGCAATGGTACTGCTGTTCTTCCTGAACTTCATCTTCGGACTTGCTGCCGATATCGTGAACGGAGGCAGGTGGAAAACAAAGAAGGCCCTGATGTTCTTCGTCTGCTGTGCCGTGTTCTTCGTCACGTCGTGCTCCGCGTTCATCATCGGGCATTTCATGGGCGAACACGAACAGGCGATCACCGTAGTAAAGTTCGTGTGCTACATCGCCATCTACATCTTCGGTACCAACATCTTCCGCAATCTGCGCGACATCTCACCGAAGATGAGTCCCTGGTACCGCTTCTTCGACCTGTGCTACTATATCCTCAGCGTGCAGTTCATAGAGAAGATACCTTTTGTGAAGAAATGGCAGGAGGAAAGGAAAAACCAACCGGAACCACACACCATCCACGACAAAGACGATAACTGATATGAGACGCATCACCCGCATATTCGTTCACGCGACGGCCAGCTGGCAGGACACCACCACCGTTGACAGCCTCAAAGCCGAATTCAAGGACAAGGGCTGGAAGAATCCGGGCTATCACTGGGTGATATTCCCAAACGGCAGGATCGTTAAGCTGCTGGATGAGGAGAAGGTGGCCAACGGAGTGAAGGACTACAACAGCAACTCGATACATGTCGCCTGGGTGGGAGGCATCAAGTACAACGACAACAAGAAGGTCATGTCGTATGACAACCGCACGCTGAGCCAGAAGGCAGCACTTTACGACCTGCTCACCAAACTGAAGCTGAAGTATAAGAACGCGATGATCATGGGCCACCGCGACATATCACCAGACCTCAACCACAACGGGATTGTGGATCCCTGGGAGAGGATCAAGGAGTGCCCGTGCTTCGATGCAATGGTGGAATATATGGATATAAACAAGATAGGATGATGATGACAGCAAGCAAACGAACATTGGTATGGCTGGCCGTAATGGCAGTGGCAGTGGCACTCCTCAGCGGGTGCAAGATGGTGGACTACGTGCCTGTAGAGACGGTAAAGACCGTGTATCAGAATCACACGGATACCGTTGTGATGAAAGACACAGTACTCTCAAAGAAGGAAACCATCATCAGGGAAGCCGACAGTGCCCTTGTGGCAAAGCTTGGCTTACAGCTGAAGGATAACGAAAAGGCAATCCTTATTTTGCAGAGAGAACTGGAGAGGCAAGTAAGCAAGGAGTCAGAACATAAGACGGACACGGTATTAAAGACAGACTCCATTCAGGTGCCCTACCCCGTCGAGCGCAAGCTATCCAGGTGGGAGAAGGTCTGCATCGACTACGGCAAGGTCATGATGGGAGCCACGCTGTTACTGGTGGTGGTGTTCATCATCTGGCTTGTGAGACAGATCAGAAACAGGATTTCTTCATAAAGACGTTAAATTATATAAATTATTTATGGTTAGTAGTATTAGTCATTGGCGTATGACGCTTAATCTTTTTATAGTTTTAAGTTAATAGATAGTTTTAGTTTTAAGGTTTTTAGTTATTGGTAGATAGATTATAAAAATCGCAAAGCGGCACACCTGCGAAAGGTCTGCCGCTCTTTGTTTTTTTTT